GAGGTCGCGGCGGGCGAACGCGCCGTCACCGCAGCCATGCGTGAGGCCGGGACCGGGTTGAAGACCGCGTGGAGGCTGCAGATCACCGGCGCGGGGCTCGGCCCACGGCTCGCCAATTCGATCCGAAGCCAGAACTTCCCGAGATCGGGCGAGAGCCTGGACGCGGCAGCTCTCGTCTGGTCCAAGGCTCCGGTCATCGTGGGCGCGCATGACACGGGGCCGCTGATCCGCTCGAAAAACGGGTTCTGGCTGGCGATCCCGCTGCCCGCCGCAGGCAAGTCGCTGCGCGGCGGCAGGATCACGCCCGGCGAATGGGAACGGCGACGCGGGCTGCGCCTACGCTTCGTCTATCGGCGGACGGGGCCGAGCCTGCTGGTGGCAGAGGGCAGGCTGAACACCAAGGGCCAGGCGGTGGTGTCGCGCTCGAAGACCGGGCGCGGCAAGGTCACCGCGCCGATCTTCCTGCTGGTGCCGCAGGTGAAGCTGCCGAAGCGGCTGGACCTGGCGCGGGACGCGGACAGGGCGTTGGACGGTGTGCCGGGGCTGATCGTGGCGAATTGGGTGGACGGGCGGATCTAACCGCCCGTCTCAGCAAGTTTCACTGCCACTTCAGTGAATACGTGCAGCTGGGGTTGCAGCTATCTCTCCCCCGGCGTCAATGATGGCTTCCTGTAGAAGTTCGTGAAGGCGGTTCAAGAAAAGGCGAGCATCGGCACTCATTGCAGCACTGATCCTCGGCGCTGCGTTCTCGTGGATAGTCTCAATGGTACGGGCACGCAGCGTCGCGGAGCCCGGCCCGCTGTGATCGAATGCATCCCGCCAACCTGCAACTTGGTCGTCAGTGAGGCGACTTTTAGTGAGGTCGTAGAGCCTTCCGAAGACAGCCCGCCTGATCCGGTCCAGTGCCAGTTCGCGCTCTTCTTCGTCAGAGGGTAGTCGCGTCCATCCAGACGGGCGGTCTAACCACTTCGAAGCCTCCTCCTGCAGCCGCGCGAGGAGGTCTGCGACAGGGGTGAGATTATCGTATTCATCTGCCCAACGAGAAGCGAGCCTGCGACTGAGTGCCTTAATGCGTGTCCAGTGCTCCTTCGAGATGCCGTCGTGATAGGCGAGACCTAGCCTTGCCCGCCAAGGATCTCTGAACGCATCGATTGCGTCGTGCATCGCGATTTCGAGCCCCTTGAGGTCGTAGACCGGGCTGCAATCTGTTTCTTCCGCGGGAGAGGACGCTGCCTGCATCATCTCGATCAACTGCACCAATTGGCGCTTGAAGCCGCCGGGAAGCCTCAAGGTGGGTTTGTCCAGCCCGCCCAAGAAGACGGAGTTCGCGTCCACCTGACGTTCGATGGCACCGGCTACGCCAGCACCGACGATGTCTCTCAGGCTGGCCACTGCGTTCCCGACTGAACCGAGAACGTGGTCCCGCTTCTGATCGAATGAGCCCAGATTGGCACCCTTGACCTGATCGAAATGCGTGAACGCGATGGCCAGCTTGTCGGCGAAGCCCGAACTTCCGACGGCGCGCAGCAGTGCCAAGGGCGCCGCCTGCATTGGCTGCTGCGCGTTGTCGACCAGCAAGATCATGTCCACCTTCGCAAACTTGTTGGTGACGCGCGTCGAGACCGACGAAACGCTACTGGCCGTGTGCCCAAGACCCTGACCATCTAGGAGGACAAGCTTCAACTCGGCGGTATCGTCGCCCAGATCAGGGTAAAGGGGGCCCTGAACCCTGATCCCGTCGACAAGTGGTGTCAGCAATCGACCAAACTGCTTGTGATGGTTGCTCGAAAACCAGCGAACAGCGGCGAGGAATTCGTCACGGTCGGGACAGCTGAATGTCCAGATTATCGGCCAGTCGGTTGCCGAGCGCTCGGTGTTTCCGGCGTCAATTTTGGCAAAGCGATCTGCCACCTCATCCATGATGTCGAGGGCAAGGCTTGAGAATTTGGGGTTTCGGAAGGCCTCGACCCCGAAAAGCTCAAGCCAAGTCGCGCGGTCGTCCGCGGTCTTCTGGTCCTTGAGCTTCCCGAGAGACGCTTCGAACGTTGCCCCTGTTTCCTTGCTCAACTCCTTGATGGCGGACACGAAGCCAGCAAGCCGCTCCCGATGTTGCGCGACTTCTTCCGACGATACGGCCTCCTCGTCATCAACCGCAGCTTCTGCAATCACGTCGTCTTCAAAGGAGAAATCATCATCGTCGCTTTCGACAGAAGTCCTCCAGGCACCGAGAATGTAGGATAGACGAAAGCGTTGCTCGCGATGCTCCAGCAGGGCAGCAGCGATCTTTGCGTCTGGCTTTCCCTGAATCGCTTCTAGGCATGCTTCCTCCAGGCACTCATCTATGTGTGCTCGAACTTCGTGCTCCGGCATGAAGGTGACGGCAGCCGAGAAATCGCCAGGAGAGGCAACAATCTCGATGTCGGCAGTTGTGGTCTTGGCTGTCGAAGTCGATGGAAAGCGGTCTTTCTCTGGATCCGAGCCAATGATGTGCCGCAAGAGAGTCGTCTTTCCCGCCCCGGTCGTACCCAAGAAGAGAATGGTGCCGTAGCCGTCATCCCGAGTCGGCAAAGGGATCACGTCGGAGCGTCTTTCCTCAGCATCGTGCGCCACCACCTCTATGCCGTCGAAAAACGCCGATACCACGACTGGGTCGAAACGAAGTTCTGCGTCGTTGCGGCGATCGCCACTCCACCACGATTCATCGTGGAGAAGTTCGTTAAGTTGTCCCACCAAGAGATCGGCGGCAGCATCATCTGAGGTGCCAAGGCCCTTCCGGACCTTGAGGCCCCACTCACCACGACTGTCGGTGCGAACCGGGTGTCGGAAAGTGACGCTCCAACCGGGACGGTTCGATCTTGACTTGGATGCCGTAAATCTGCGCTCTGACATGATGTTGTTCTCCGTTGTTCTAGACCCTTCTAGGGGCTGGCACGAGGCGCGTCAATCCGATTCGGAACAACGCAGAACAACGAAAGCCCGTCTCGCCTATGCCCACCTTCCGCGAAACCATCCTCGCCGCGCTGCATGCGCGGCTCTCGGCGCTGCCCGCCACGGCCCTGCGCGGCGAGGTGCTGCCCGAGCGCGTATCAGCGGAGGGCCTGCTGATCTTGCGCGATGGCGAACCGGGCGAGCCCGAGGTGACGCTGTCGCCGCTGGCCTATCACTACCAGCACCGCGCCGAGATCGAGGCTGTCGTGCAGGGCGCCAACCGTGACGCCGCCTTCGACACGTTGACCGCCAGCATCGGTGCGGCGCTCGCCGCCGACCGCACGCTGGGCGGGCTCTGCGACTGGGTCGAGGCGGAAGCGCCACGGCCCGTCGATCTGCCCGTCGAGGGCGCGGCCAGCCTGAAGGCCGCAGTGATCCCGGTGGTGCTGCACTATTCCACGGCCGACCAGCTGGCCTGACCCCGACAACCCGAGGAGAACACCATGGCACGAGCCCAGGGGGCGCGGGCGCTGATGGCGCTTGCGTTCGAGACGACCTATGGAACGCCGCCCGTGAGCGGCTTCACCCGCATGCCCTTCGCCAGCACGTCGCTCGGCGCGGAGCAGCCGCTGCTGAACTCGGAACTGCTGGGCTACGGCCGCGATCCGCTGGCGCCGATCAAGGACGCGGTGACGGCGGACGGCGACGTCGTCGTGCCGCTCGACGCCGAGGCTTTCGGCTTCTGGCTGAAGGCGGCCTTCGGGGCGCCTGCGACGACCGGCGCGGTGGCCCCGTACAGTCATGAGTTCCAGTCGGGGTCGTGGACGCTGCCCAGCATGTCGATCGAGACCGGCATGCCAGAGGTGCCGCGCTATGCGATGTATTCCGGCTGTGTGCTCGACCAGATCACCTGGCAGATGCAGCGGTCAGGGTTGTTGACCGCGACGGCGCGGCTGGTGGCGCAGGGCGAGACGGTGGGCACGACCACGAGCGCCGGAACGCCCGCCCCGTTGGAACTGAAGCGTTTCGGCCATTTCAACGGGGCGATCACGCGCAACGGCTCCGCGCTCGGCAACGTCGTCTCGGCCGAGATCACCTATGCCAACAACCTCGACCGGATCGAGACCATCCGCTCGGACGGGCGCATCGACGGGGCGGACCCGTCCATCGCGGCGCTGACCGGCCGGATCGAGGTGCGCTTCGCCGACCAGACGCTGGTGACGCAGGCCATCAACGGCGAGGCCTGCGAGATGGTGTTCGCCTACGTCCTGCCGTCCGGCGAAAGCTTCACCTTCACCGTGCATGCCGTCTACTTGCCGCGACCCCGCATCGAGATTTCCGGGCCGCAGGGCGTGCAGGCGACCTTTGACTGGCAGGCCGCGCGCGACAGCACCGTCGGCCGGATGTGCACCGCCACCCTGATCAACGACATCGAGGAATACTGATGCTCACGCTCGACCTGACGAACGCGCCGCGCTGGCACGACCTTGCGCCCGGCGTCCGGGTGCAGCTGCGCCCGCTGACCACCGCCTTGATGGTCTCAACCCGCAGCGACCCCGCAGTCGAGGCGGTGCCCGAGGAGGCCTCCGACGAGGAGCGTGCCGTCGCCTTCGCCAAGGCGCTGGCGCGCCGCGCGGTGCTCGCCTGGGAGGGCATCGGCGATGCCGACGGCAAACCCATCGACCCGAGCCCCGAGGCCATCGACGCGCTCCTCGACGTCTGGCCGATCTTCGAGGCCTTCCAGCTTAGCTACGTCTCCAAGGGCCTGCTGCTGGAGCAGGAAAAAAACGCCTCCGCGCTCTCGCCGAATGGTCCTTCGGCGGGGGCGAGCGCTACTGCGAAGCCTGCACGCAAGCCTGCCCGGACTGCCCGGCGCGGCTGAACCGGCCCCTGACGCATGAGGGCTGGCAGGTCTGGGACCTCGTCGGCCGTCTCGGCGGCCAGCTGCGTGTCCTGCCCGGCGCGGTGATCGGCTGGGACATGGCGGCAGCGCTGGCGCTGGGTGACGCGCTCGGGGTTCCGCCCTTGGCCATGGCCGAACTGCTGCCCGTCATCGAAGCCGTAATGGTCACCAAGCTCAACGAACAGATGGATCACTCCCATGGCTGAGAAGAGGGTCAGCGTCCGCCTAGCGGCCGTGGGCGGACGGCAGGTGCGCGCCGAACTCGAAGGCGTGGGCGAAGCCGGATCGCGCGGCTTCGGACGGCTGAGCCGCGAGATGGAAGCGGCGAACGCCCGGCTCGCGGCGTTCTCGCGACGTGTCGCTGTGGCTGCCGCTGCTGCCGTGGCAGCCGCTGCCGCCGCTGGCGTGGCGATGATCCGCTCCGGCCTGCAGACGGTCGATGCGCAAGCGAAGCTCGCGCAGTCGCTCGGGACTACTGTCGCCTCGATCCAGACGCTCGAGCGGGCGGGCGAGCTGGCGGGCGTGTCGATGTCCGGCATCGAGCAGGCCACCAAGGATCTGACGCGCCGACTCAGCCAGGCGGCCGCCGGGACTGGTCCCGCCGCCGACGCACTGGACCGGCTGGGGCTTTCGGCCAACGAGCTGATCGCTCTGCCGCTGGACCAGCGCGTCGGCGCGATCAACGCCGCCATCGAGAGCTTCGTGCCCGCTGCCGAACGCGCCGCTGTCGCGGGCCAGCTCTTCGGCGAGGAAGGCTCCATCGCCATGTCGCGGATCGACACCGCGACGCTGCGCCAGGCGACCGAGGACGTCCTCGCGTTCGGAGTGGTCGTCTCCGAACAGGACGCCGACCAGATCGAGCGGACGAACGATGCGATCTCTCGGCTCGGTCTCATCTGGCGCGGGCTGTCGAACCAGCTCGCGGTCGCTGCAGCCCCGGCCCTGGAAGCGGTCGCGGATGCCATGGCTGCGGTCGCCAGTCGCACCGGCCCGCTCGGTATCGTGATCCGGGGGCTTTTCGACAACATCGGCCGCCTGACCACCTATGCCGCCACCTTCGCCGCCTTCCTCGCGGGACGCTGGGTGGCTCGCATGGCCGCGGCGGCGCTTTCCGTCCGGGGTCTCGCCACCGCGCTAGTGCTCCTGCGCGGCGCGCTGATCCGCACCGGCATCGGGGCGCTGATCGTCGGCGCCGGCGAGCTCGTCTACCAGTTCACGCGCCTCGTCTCGGGTGCGGGCGGGTTCGGCGAGGCCATGTCGCTCCTGAAGGACCTCACGGTCGAAGTGTGGGAGCGGGTCCGCATGGGCGCGGCTGCGGCGGGCGCGGCCGCCACGGCGATGTTCTTCGACCTGAAGGCCGACGCCGCGTCGGGCATGCAGAGCGCCATCGAGAGCGTCGTCGGTTTCGGCAACACCGCCGCGAACACGTTCGAGGGCGCCTACGAGGCGATCAAGGCGATCTGGGGCCTGCTGCCCGCCGCCATCGGCGATCTGGCGTTCCAGGCGGCCAACAGCCTGGTCGACGGTGTCGAGGCGATGCTGAACGGTGTGGTCTCGCGCATCAACGGCTTCATCGGCGGCATCAATCAGGGGCTGGAAGCGCTCGGGTCGGAGCGGCGCATCTCGCTGGTGCCCGACCTCGACCTCGGCGAGATCGAGAACCGTTTCGAGGGCGCGGCGACCGCCGCAACCACCGCAGCGCAAGCGGCCTTCGACCGGGCTTTCGAGGACAACCCGCTCGCCGCGCCCGATCTCGGTCTGACCGAGGCGGCGAACCGCGCGCTCGAGTCCGCGGACCTCTATCGCGGCGCGGCCCGCGATCTGGCCGAAGGGGCGCGCGCCCCGCTGGAAAGCTGGCAGGCCCTGCGCGACGCGGTGCGCGGCACCGACGAGGCGAGCGCGGACGCGCTGACCGGGGCCACCGGCGCGGCGGAGCGGCTGGAGACGGCGCTCGGCGATGCAGGTCGCGCCGCCACCGGTACGGGTGCGGCAGCCGGGGCTGCTGCCGCAGCCGCGGAGCCCGCGACCGAGGCCGCCGTCACCGGGTGGCAAGCGGTCACGGCGGCGCTGTCGGACTACGCCAGCAAGGCGCGCGAGATCGGCGGCGATATCGGCCAGAGCCTCGTCGGCGCTTTCCAGTCTGCCGAGAGCGCCGTCGGCGACTTCGTTCGGACTGGCAAGCTGAACTTCCGCGACTTGGTCACCTCGCTGCTGGCCGATCTCGCGCAGCTGGCGGCGCGGCGGTTCATCCTCGGCCCCATCGCCAACGCGCTCTCCGGCGTGTTCTCCGGCGCGGGCGGCATCTTCGCCAGCGTCCTGCACACCGGCGGCATGGTCGGCTCGGCCGGACCCTCGCGGATGGTCCCGGCCATGGCCTTCGCCGCCGCGCCCCGGATGCATGGCGGCGGCATGGCCGGACTTCGTCATGACGAGGTGCCCGCGATCCTGCAGCGGGGCGAGCGCGTGCTGTCGCGGCGTGAGGCGCAGAGCTACGGCACAGGCGGCGGCGTCAACGTCACCATCATGGCGCGTGACGCCGAGAGTTTCCGGCAGTCGAGGACGCAGGTCGCTGCCGACATCGCCCGCGCGGTTTCGCTCGGGCGGAGGGGCATGTGATGGCGTTCCACGAGGTCCGGTTTCCGGATGACATCAGCCGGCGCGCGCGCGGCGGGCCCGAGCGGCGGACGCAGATCGTCGAGCTTGCCTCGGGCGACGAGGAGCGCAATGCCAGCTGGGCAAACTCGCGGCGGCGCTATGATGTGGCCTATGGCATCCGCCGCGCCGACGATCTGGCGGCGGTGGTCGCCTTCTTCGAGGCGCGCAACGGGCGGCTCCACGGGTTTCGCTACAAGGACTGGGGCGATCACAAGTCCTGCCTGCCCTCGGGCACGCCGTCGCCGACCGATCAGGCCATCGGCACCGGGGATGGCACGACCACCGCTTTCCAGCTGGCGAAGCGCTACGCCTCTGGTGCGCAATCCTGGACGCGGGCCATCGCCAAGCCGGTGACCGGAACCGTGCGCATCGCGCTCGCCGGGGTCGAGCAGCCCTCCGGCTGGTCGGTCGACACCGCCACCGGCGTCGTCACCTTCAGCGCCGCGCCGGGCGCCGGCGTCGCGATCACCGGGGGCTTTGAGTTCGACGTGCCCGTCCGCTTCGACACCGATATGCTTGACGTGACGCTCGACCTCGAGCGGCTCGGCTCGATCACCTCCATTCCGCTTCTGGAACTGCGCCGATGAAATCTCTCGATCCCGCCCTGCAGGCCCATCTCGACGACGGCGCGACCACGCTGGCCTGGTGCTGGCGGATCACCCGCGCCGATGGTGTGGCCTTCGGCTTCACCGACCACGACCGGACGCTCGCCTTCGATGGCACCGACTTCGAGCCCGAGAGCGGGCTCACCGCGTCCGAGGTCCGTTCCGGCTCGGACCTGTCGGTCGATGCGCAGGACGCAGAGGGGGTGCTGACCTCCGACCGGATCACCGAGACCGACATCCTCGACGGCCGCTGGGACAACGCCGAAGTCGAGGTCTGGCGCGTGAATTGGACCGACAGCGGCCAGCGCGTGCTGATGCGGCGCGGCGCCATTGGCCAGATCCGGCGTGGGCGGCTGGCCTTCGTCGCCGAGGTGCGCTCGCTCGCTCATGTGCTCGGCCAGACGGTCGGGCGGACCTTCCAGGCGACCTGTGACGCCGCGCTCGGCGATGCGCGGTGCGGCGTCGATCTTGAGGATCCGGCCTTCAAGGGCACCGGTGCCGTGATCGATCTCCTGCGCGACCGGGCCTTCACCTCCTCGGGCCTCGACGGCTTCGCCTCCGGCTGGTTCACCTTCGGCACGCTGGACTGGACGAGCGGAGCGAACGCGGGGCGGCGCACCGAGGTTTTGGGCCACGACGTCACGGATGGCATCGCCGTGCTGACCCTGCTCGAAGCGCCGGTCCGAGCCATCGCCGAGAGCGACGCCTTCACCATCCGCGCGGGCTGCGACAAACGGATGGAGACCTGCGGGGCGAAGTTCGCGAATACCCTCAACTTTCGCGGTTTCCCGCACATCCCCGGTCAGGACGCCGTGCTGCGCTACGCCACCAAGGATGGCGGGCACGAGGGCGGTGTGCTGTGACCAACGTCGTTTCCATCGGAAACGACGGGCGGCAGTGCATCGCATCGCGATGCACGAGAGCCACCGCCGATCCCAACCGCGTTGTCGCCATTGCGCGCTCCTGGCTCGGCACGCCCTATCACGACCAGGCGAGCCTGAGGGGCGTCGGCTGCGACTGCCTTGGGTTGGCGCGCGGCGTCTGGCGCGAGGTGGTGGGCCCCGAGCCGTTCCCGATCCCGCCTTACAGCCGCGACTGGGGCGAGACCGGACCGCGCGAGGTGCTGGTCGATGGCGCGCGGCGCATGATGATCGAGGTGCCTCCCGTAGAGGCCGGTCCCGGCGCGCTGGTCCTCTTCCGCATGAAGCCCCGCGCCATCGCCAAGCATGTCGGGATCCTCACCGGCCCCGACACCTTTCTGCATGCCTACGAGCGGCTCGGCGTGATCGAGGAACCGCTCACCTCATCCTGGCGGCGGCGTATCGCCTTCGCTTTCCTGTTTCCGCAACGCTGAGACCCCGACATGGCCACCCTCGTTCTCGGTGCCGCTGGCGCCGCCATTGGCGGCAGCATCGGCGGGGCCATCCTCGGCGTGAGCGCCGCCACCATCGGCGGCTTCATCGGCTCCACCATCGGCTCGGTCGTCGACAGCTGGATCATCTCGTCGCTGGCGCCGACGCAGCGCATCGAGGGCGCACGCCTCGACAGCTTGCGCATCACCTCGGCCACCGAGGGCGCGGTCATCCCGCGACTCTATGGCCGGATGCGCATGGGCGGCAACATCATCTGGGCGACCGATTTCCGCGAGGAGACCAGGACCACCACGCAGGGCGGCGGCAAGGGCGGCGGAGGCGGCAAGGTCAAGACCACCGAGTATCTTTACTACGCCTCCTTCGCCGTGGCGCTCTGCGAGGGACCGATCACCGGCATCGGCCGCATCTGGGCGGACGGCAAGCCGATGGATCTCTCCGGCGTCACCTGGCGCTGGTATCCAGGCGACGAAGCACAGTCTGCCGATGCTTTCATCGCCGTGAAGATGGGCGCGGCCAGCACCCCCGCCTATCGGGGCACGGCCTATGTGGTCTTCGAGGAACTGGCCCTCTCGACCTACGGCAACCGCCTGCCGCAGCTGTCCTTCGAGGTGTTCCGTCCGCTCGCCGATCCCGACACCGCCGAGGGGCTGATCCGCGCCGTCACCATGATCCCGGCCTCGGGCGAGTTCACCTATGCGACGCAGGCCATCCGCAAGACCGATGGCGGCGCGACGGTGCCCGAGAACCTGAACGCGCTCGCCGGCTCCACCGACATGGTGGAGGCGCTGGACCGGCTGCAGGCCATGGCGCCCGCGGTCGAGAGCGTCAGTCTGGTCGTCGCCTGGTTCGGCGACGATCTGCGCGCGGGATCGTGCAAGGTGCGGCCCGGCGTCGAGGTGTCGGCCAAGTCGACCACGCCGGCCAGCTGGTCGGTGAATGGCGTCAGCCGCGCCAATGCTTTCCTCGTCAGCCGCGACGACCAGGACCGCCCCGTCTATGGCGGCACGCCATCCGACTTTGCCGTGGTGCAGGCGATCCAGGAGATGAACGCGCGCGGGCTGCGCGTCACCTTCTATCCCTTCATCCTGATGGACGTGCCGCTCGGCAACACGCTGCCGAACCCGTATTCCGACAACGTCGCCGAGACGGGGCAGCCCGCGTTTCCCTGGCGGGGGCGGATCACCTGTTCGCCTGCGGCAGGTTTCGCGGGGACGGTGGACAAGACCGCCACGGCCGCAAGCCAGGTTGCGGCGCTGTTCGGTGCGGCGACGCCTGCGAGCTTCAGCGTGGCGGGTCAGTCGGTTTCGTGGACCGGCCCGTCCGGCGACTGGGGCCTGCGCCGCATGGTGCTGCACTACGCCCATCTCTGCGCGGCCGCAGGCGGGGTCGAAGCCTTCCTGATCGGCACAGAGATGCCGGGGCTGACCACCATCCGCTCGGGCGCGTCCACCTATCCGGCGGTGCAGTCGTATCGGGATCTGCTCGCCGATGTGCGCTCGATCCTCGGGTTCGGGACGAAGATCGGCTATGCGGCCGACTGGTCAGAGTATTTCGGGCACCAGCCGGGCGATGGCAGCGGCGACGTGTTCTTTCATCTCGATCCGCTGTGGGCCGATCCGGAAATCGATTTCGTTGGAATCGACAATTACATGCCGCTGTCGGACTGGCGGGATGGCTTCGAACATGCCGACGCGGCCGAGGGCTGGCCCGCGATCTACGACCGGGCCTATCTGCAGGCCAACATCGCGGGCGGCGAAGGCTTCGACTGGTTCTATGCCAGCGCCGCTAATCGCTCCGCGCAGGTGCGCACTCCGATCACCGACGGCAGCGCAGGCAAGCCGTGGGTCTTCCGCTACAAGGATCTGTGTGCCTGGTGGTCCAACCCGCATTACGACCGCCCGGGCGGGGTGGAGAGCGGCACGCCGACGGCATGGGCGCCGGAGTCGAAGCCGATCTGGTTCACCGAGCTGGGCTGCCCCGCCATCGACCGGGGCACCAACCAGCCGAACGTCTTCTTCGACCCGAAGTCGTCCGAGAGCTTCACGCCGCATTTCTCGCGGGGCTGGCGGGACGACGCAATCCAGCGGGCCTATCTCGAGGCGACGTATCTCTGGTGGGGCGACGCCGCGAACAACCCGACGTCGATCGTCTACGGTGGCCGGATGGTGCATGTCCCCGAATGTGCCGCCTGGACCTGGGACGCGCGGCCCTATCCGTTCTTCCCGGCGCTGACCGACGTCTGGACGGATGGCGCGAACTGGCGGCTCGGGCACTGGCTGACCGGGCGGCTGGGAGCGGTGTCGCTGGCGGCGCTCGTGCGGCACCTCTGCCGGCGCGCCGGGCTGCCCGAGTCCCGCATCAACGTCACCGGTCTCTGGGGCGCGGTGGAGGGCTACGCCATCACCGCGCTGGAAAGCCCGCGCGCCTCGATCACCACGCTGTCGCGCCACTTCGGCTTCGACGCGGTCGAGACCGAGGGCGTGATCCGCTTCGTCATGCGCGGCCGGGCCTCCGTCGCCACGCTGGCGCCCGACGATCTGGTGGCCGCCCGTGAGGGCGACCTGCTGGAACTGACCCGCGGCCAGGAGACCGAACTGCCGCAGGCCCTGAAATGGCAGGTCGCCCGCGCCGACGAGGACTACGACGCGGCCCTCGTCGAGGCTCGGCGCATCACCGTGGACACGACCCGCATCGCCTCGGAAAGCTTCCCGATGGCGGTGCCGCCCGAGGAGGCCGAGCGCCGCTGCCGCCGCGCGTTGATGGAGGCGTGGGTGGGGCGCGAGACGGCGGCATTCCGTCTGCCGCCGTCGCGGCTCGCGCTGGATCCGGCCGACGCGATCCGGCTCGCGCATGACGGGCGGCTGGTCGATCTTCGGCTCGTCTCCATCGCCGATGCCGAGGCGCGCGGCATCGAGGCGGTGCGCCAGGACCGCGCGACCTACGATCTGCCGCCCGGCGATCCCCGCGCGGCCTCGCTGACGCGCGCCGTGGTGTTCGGCGCGCCCGATGCGGTGCTGATGGACCTGCCGCATTTGACCGAAGACCAGCCCGCGCACCGGCCGCTGGTCGCCGCGCATGCCGTGCCGTGGCCGGGCGAAATGGCGGTGTTTCGCAGCCCATCGACCGATGGCTTCGAGTTGTTGACCACGTTCGGCAGTCGCGCCCGGATTGGCACGCTGGTCTCGGACTTCTATGCGGGCCCCACCTCGCGCTTCGACCTCGGCAATGCGCTGGTGGTCGATCTGCTGACCGGCACGCTGGAGAGCGTCACGGACCTGACCCTCTTCGGCGGTGCCAACGCGCTGGCAGTGGAAAGTGCCACTGGCCAGTGGGAGATCGTGCAGGCGGGCGCGGCCGAGCTTCTGGCGTCGGGCCGGTATCGGCTCACTCGGCTGCTCCGCGGCCAGCGCGGCACGGAAGGCGCCATGGGCAATCCCGCGCCCGCCGGTGCGAGGGTGGTGGTGCTCGACGATAGCCTCGCCTCGCTGCCGATCGCCGAAGCCGATCTCGGCATCCCGTGGAACTGGCGCATCGGCCCCGCGAGCCGCCCGGTGACCGACGAGACCTATGTCGCGCAGGCCTTCACGCCAGCGGGCGTCGGGCTGCGGCCGTTCTCGGTCGCCCATGTCGAGCAGCCATGGCGCACGCCCCGGAGCCTCGGCGATCTCACCATCCGCTGGACGCGCCGGTCCCGCGCGCTCGCAGCCGACAGCTGGGGCGGGCTGGAGGTGCCGCTGATCGAGGAACTGGAAGCCTACGAGGTCGAGATACTCGACGGCCCTACTGTGAAGCGGGTGCTGAGCACGACCACGACCAGCGCGGTCTACACGGGCGCCCAGCAGACCGCCGACTGGGGCGGGCTGATCGGCCCCGGTGACACGCTCGACATC